TAGGTTATCCATTCAGTTTCCAAGGAGATAGTTTTAACTATCAAGCTGGGACTGCGATGGGTGCTTACTCATCATTCAATTCATTCGCATTAACTCACCATTTTATTATATATCACTGTTGTAAAGAACTTGGTATAGGTTGAAAGACCTTACCTTATGCTCTACTTGGTGATGATATAGTAATTGGGAACGAGTTAGTAGCGGAAATGTATATGGATGTTTTGAAATCGATCCATGTAGAATACTCTCCAGCGAAGACACATAAGTCGAAAGACTTTTATGAATTCGCTAAAAGGGTTATCTACAAAGGCGTCGAAGTTTCTCCCTTTCCTATATCAGCATTAAATGAATCTAGCAAGAATAGTGATATTCTTGTAGTTACATTAATGGAGATAAGCAAGCGGGGTTGAGACATCCGTGATATTTCATCAAGTGTCCGACTCTACTTCAGTTTAGTTAAGGAGTTTAGAAGCAAACTTTGTAAAAAGATTGAATCTAGATCCTTCTCTTTCATGAACGTTATTAAATTAACGCAGTCAGAGCTTCCGGCTTTCAGTGTCTTTAATGACATCTTAAGGCTTCAGCCAACTGACTCTATAAGATTCGATGAGTCTCACGAGAAACAATGTAAATTGGTTTTCGCGAGATCTCTTCTAACTTTAGTCGAGAAAGGTATCACACAAGTTTATAAAGAGATTCTTGGTAGTGCGATGTCTTCAGTAATGAAGTCAAACACACTATTAAAATCTTATTATGCTTGATGTGATAAACTAAAAGAAGCAGGCGGTGATAACTTACCCATGAACTATCTCGTCATTAATAGTCCTATCTATGGTGCAATATATGCACTAGAGAAAGAATTATCTAATGAGAGAAAGCGCGTGGAGCAAATTATCAACAGTAGTCAAGTAGAATATACAAAGTCAAATCTTAAACCCAGACTATTGAAAAGTAAAGTCGACGACTTACTAACAATGGAAAAGGATAAAAAGAAACTTTGTAATACACTGAGAGAGTTCTATGGCATTCTTTATCAGGATGTCAGATCCGCTCACTTCGAGTTACAGTACACTCCTCTTCATTTCAAAGATGAATTTATCATCGAAAGAAAGAAAAGAGAAATGAAACATGTAACCGAAGAGATTAAACCAGTACACCCGAAGAAGCTTTTCGATAGAAAAGCTAAACCTCGTGTGTATGGTAAAGGATTTGTCAACCAGATTAAGTAAGCATAGGAAATCCCTAGTGGCATTCGAATTGGTACTGCTCAGTGGCTTGATATCCACTGAGACTCCATAAAAGACCTTTCTTAGGTCCTGCCTTTGGAGTTACGTTCCGTGTCGTTTAACA